TACCCCAGTTTGCAGCACCAACTTTACGACACTTAACTAATGCACCTGATGCATATGCACTTGGCCATACTGAATATCTTGACTTGACTTTATGATAGCAAGCATCTTTTGTACCACTACCTTTTCCTTTTCTATCTTTAACTTCATTTAATTCTTCTTCATCCTCGTGTGGGATTGTATTTCCATCAGCATCTTTTTTATGATGTTCTTGTATATCTTCCAAGAGAATATCTCCCACAACAACACCATTTTCTGCAAACCATCCACGATTTACTTCAACTGCATATCTTATTTTACCATCAGGATATACAGGAATCGAACTCATTGGATTTAATTCTTTGATACTTTCAATTATACCCTCTTCGTTTATAAACGCAATATCAAGAGGTATAAAAGTATTCTTCATATGGAATGAATGGCGATCAGTGGTCTCAAATACAAAGAGCATACCACGATCTTTTTCCAAACTTTCACGGAACATTAGACCTAATCTAAATTCTCCATCTGTTTGTGGAACTTCAAGTTGAAGTGGTAGTGAGATAAATTCTTCCTTCATTTTCTTTTTCTTTTTAGGTTTGTCAGTTGAAACATATGTTGGTTTTGCAGCACCTCTTTTAGACTGCTGATTTGGATCTGCCTTTTTCTTTCTTCTCGCTGCAGATAATCTTTCTTTCTTACTCATACTTGCTCTCTTCGCAGAAGAAACACATTTAGGTGTTCCCTCACCTGGTTCATCACTGGCACAAGTTCCACCTGTAACCACGTTGACCCATCCACCTTTACCGTCCTTAGATTTAGAACCCTTGAACCATTTATGAAGTGAACCTTCTTTTACATCATCTTTACCATCAAGATAATCTGCAGCAGTATCTAAGTAATCAGATGCTTTAGTTATCTTTGATTGTACCCACGCTTTGAAATTTTCTTTCTTACGTGAATGTTTTTCAATACGTTTAGATGCTCTACTTGCAGTTTTCAACTGACTACGAATCATTTCTGGTTCGTGATCACCGTGTTTCTCTTCATTCATTTTCTTAGTTTTTTTCTTCATTGAATTGATAAACTTTCGATAAACTGCAGCTTCAGCGATTTTACCCATCACTCTCGCTCTTTGCTCCATAGCAATTGCTGCTTGAATTTTATGAGCGTGTGATCGACTTGATTTCCTAATTTTTGCCACACTCGCTTTCGCTGTTGCGACATCCTTAAAACCAAGTCCATGAATAGTTCCTTTAGGATCTTCATCAGTATACAAATCAGAATGTTTTTTAGATTTTGCAGGTTGACCTTTTTTACGGGCAATGCGAGGATTTGACTCCTCAGTCATCTTTTTCTTTTTACCTGCACAATGTGCCTTCTGACTAAACCCTTTTGGGTTATCACAATCTATAGACTTTTTATACTTATCTGACCAACCCTCCTTGACTAGAAATCCATCTTCACGAACTTCATATCCATCAGGAATTGGTTTACACTTTTTATCAGTGTTACAATAGTATTGTCCTTTTTTACAGGAAGTCTTTCCCATCTACAGACTATTCAGAGCTATTATTATTTAGTATTCCATCTTTTAACATTTTTGAAAGTTCACTTGTTGAACCTACAAACAAAGCATTATTAGTAACGTTAGCTTGTGGTTTTGCTTTATCCTCATCTATTTCTTTTATCTTTTTATGTAAATCTGCTAATTTATCAGTCGTATCTGCAACAGACTTAATTAGTTGACCTGCAACTTCATATGCTCTTGGACTTGCAGTTTCTCCTGCAACTTCCATAATACCATTTATTGCCTCTTGACCCTTCTCAATTAGAGAATATAGATTACCACGAGTATAGTCATAATCCTTACCAACATCATCAGTGAGTTTCTGTATGTTACTTTTTTCTTTATCTGTTTTAGTAATTGCATTTACTTCAACAGAATCTGTATTAAAAGTGTCATTTAATGAATCATAAGAATCTTTCATTAGATATCTACTCCTCTATTAGGTGCAAAATCTTTACCATCACCAAAGAATGAACTTGTTTCAGTAAATCCAAAATCATCACCTGGTTCAATAAATGGTGTATCATCAGTATCTATAACATTATCTTCATTATAATCCTTTGTAGGTTTAGGAACCACAGTATATCTTTGTTCTCTTTTTGCTGTTCTTGTATTTGTATCTGAGTAGTAATCGACCTGAACTTTGCGAATAAGTCCTTCTGGAGTTTTTGCAATATGACCAAACATAAAGGTCTTTGCTGTGAATGAAAGTGTGTATATTAATGCTCTTCTAGTTGAAAAATCTCCTTCATAATCATCTTGTTGACTAATTGAATTTAATATCATAGGTATATCTCTTTTTTCACCTATTGATTTAACTAAATCAATTGACATTGTAAATGCTGGTTGAAAGAAAGGTAATATCTGTTCTAAAATTTGTAGTCCATCATCCTGCAATTTAACTAAGATATTTAATTCAAATCCCAAATTATAAGGCACTGGCATAAAAACCTTTTTCATTTTACCACCGTCACTACTATCTGCTGCCTTAAATGTTTGAGTTATACCTGCTTTACGAGTTGCATCATATGAAATATTTGTAATCTCAAAAGACATTCTGGGTAATGTAATTTGAGTCGCTTTATTTAATTCTGCTTGTTGTGTAATTCTTGCTAAAAACTTTTGTCTGGGACCATATGCGACAGGAACTTTAATATCTGATATACTATTACCTGCACCATCATCGTGTCGCACATGAATATCATTAAACAATGTACCGAATGCGATAACTGTCTTTCTAATTATTTCGTGATAAAAGTAATTTCCTAACATTAAAATGTACCAAATGGATTAGATTCCGTGAAATCGACAATAGCATCTGCTTCTGTCTCAAATATGTCACCTTCATTGTATTTATCGGTGGTATCATCCTCGTTGAATCTTGAGAGACTGTATAATGCACCTGAAGAGAGTCCTTTTATATCTTCTCCAGCAAAGAATCCTGTAATTGTTCCTCCAATACTAACGTTTGCAACAGAGAGTATGCTTGTATCAGCATCCCAATTTTTGACTCTTGCTTGAGTTCCTGAACGCATTCCCTGAACAACTTCATTAAATTCAAAGTTACCAGTACCATTGATTGTTTCTGGATCAGATATTGTAACTGTAGGTTGAAGTGTATATCCTTTTCCAGCATTCTGTACAAGTATTGATTTAACTATATTAAATCCTCCACTATCTACACCCATAGAAGCAATACCAACTGCCTTATCTGCAGCAGTTCCACCCGCAGGATTTGATACTGTTATTATTGGTGCTGTTCCAAAACCAACACCATTATCAGTTACAGTAAATCTCAAAACACCTTGTGCACCAGGCACACCTTGTGCTGAAGTTTCAATCGAACAAGTTGCTGCAGCACCTGTACCACCACCTCCAGAAAATGTAATTATAGGTGGACTTGTATAATTAGCACCTGCATTTGTCATAAGAATTTTTTCTATTGATCTGACACCTGCTCTTTCTGTTGTAAAAGCAACTGCAGTTGCATTGTCACCTGCCAAACCACTCGGAGAGGTGCTAATTGAAACCACAGGTGTTCCTGTGAATCCAGAACCATCATTATTTAAGAATATCTCACGAATATATCCTGTTCCAAGAGATACTGTTGCTGTTGCAGTGCGACCAACACCTACTAATTGAAGTGTAGAGATGTATCCTTCTTCTTGAACCTGTGTATCAATAGCATCAATTGAAGTATCAATAACTTCATTTTCATATTCAAATAATTCACATTTAAGTTTGTAAACGTAATTTTTACCTAACTGATAGAAAGGTTCTTCATGTTCTACAAATTTAACTTCAAATAATCTTTGACCAAGTGGGAAAAATACTAAGTCTCCTTCTCTTGGTCTTGTTGCTAAATCTATATTATCAGATGCAGACATAAAAGGTGATATAAAATCTTCAAATCTTTCTTTTGAAATAGTTAACTCTACTTCATCTCTTAGACTCATTCCAAATTTTGTTAAAACATCACCTGCACCTGAATATCCATCGTATGAATTTACATATGCTTCTAATACGAAATTGTCATCAAATTTTGATGACTGAACTTCTTCTATAATTGATTTTGTATTTACAAATTTACGGGGAATATATGTAATATCTAATCCATATATTTTTAGTTGCTCGTTTATAAGATCCTGAATTAATCTCTGCTCAGATTGGGAACCTTGTAAAAAGTAAGAGTTTCTTGCCATTGTGCATCACCCAATAAAATCGAGAGGAGGAGTTTCGTATTCCTGCATTCTCTGTTTAATCGAATCTAAATCTCTTACTGCATCATCATATATTTCTCTGCCATTTAATTCTATACCGCCTGGTAATTTTGTTCCTCTAAACTTAATTAAATTTTGTCCCCACTGTCTTTTTATTAGTGCTGTTAAATATAATTTTACGAATGGATCATTATATACTTGTGTGAATGTATCAGGGTCAAGAGCACGAAAACAATCAATCACAATAAAATCACCTACCTGTTGTGCTCCCCAATCTATATCTAAGTATAATCTATCCTGTCTTTGATTAAATCTTATTTGTTTTTCAGTTGTTAATAAGTGATCAATATCTTCAAGGTAAGTTTTTGTCATTGCATATTGCAATAAATTTACAGAATTGAAATAATATAGATCATTTAAGAATAACTGATATTTAATGCTGAACATTCCACCTGAAATGGAACTGGAATCAAATTTAAATATTTTATTGACACCGATTACGTGGTCTGGAACTGCTAAAAAATTAGAACTTTCATAAAAATTGCTTGTAACTGCACCATATCCACTTACATTTTGTGTTCCAGTACTAGTAACAATTCCTACACCATCTGTTCCTTTTCCTGTACCCCTATCAACATCCTCTTGACTAATTTTATACTTGAGAAACATTCTTTCAATACCATTATAATGACGCTCATTATAGTACTGAATAGTATCGTCAACTAAATCGTCAACCTGATCATCATCAACATTTATTTCCAATACTGGTGCACCCAGTTTACGAAAACAATAGTCGATTAATCCTTGTCTAGTTGATGGTTTAGCCATTATTCACCTTTGAGGTTTGCTATTTCTGCAAGAAGTTCTTGCCTTTCCTTCTCAAAATCGTTTTTTAGAGTTTGTAATTTTGCCTCTAATAATACGTTTTGATTTAATGCTGATGATAATTTTGAATTATATAAGTTGACGAGTACATTAACGTCCACTTCATTGTTTTGTTGCATTTTCTAAAAAGTTCCCCCGTCTAGGGTTGAAGTCCAATGTGGTTTATTTGTATATACCACTGTAACAGTATTAGGTACAGATGACAAGTTTGCTATGGCACCATTGTTTCCTTCTTTGCGTAAATTGTTAGAAGTATTGAATGTTCCTTCAACACCGATTAGATTTACTGAAGCAGAACCAGTAACACCACTCTCAACAATACCAAACGCACCTGTGGTATCTTGTTTAATTATATCACCTGCAGCTGCAGTGATAGCAGCATTAAGAGCAAGTGTATTTTTAGTTATTGCTGTTAATACCTGTTTTGATGTTACAACTGGTGATTGAGGATTATTAGTAGATCTTTGTAGTCCATCACTATCAAACCAAACAACACCACCTGAATTAAAGTCTCCAGACTGATAGTAAATACCTTTTATATCAAGGAAACCTTTCGTTCCACTAACAACACTATTTGATATGGATGCATCAGGTACATATGTCCATCTACGACTATCATCTCCGTGTGTGCCATGATTTCCTGCTTCAGCACTACTTGATGCAATCGAACTATCGTCAAATCCAAAGAAACCTTCCTTTGCATTTGCGGTTCCAACACCAACATTATATGTGAAACTTAATCCACGGTCAGTATTTGTATCTATTGCGTGAGTAACTGTAAGTTGTTGACCAGTAGCAATACCTGCAAGTGTGACACCTTGGAATGTTAATGTCTTAGAACCTGCATTAACATTCGTGACGGTTGTAATACCACTTAGTGATAGACTTGCATGTTGCAAAGTATCGTTAACATTAATTCCTATTACTGAATCAACTACGACTGTAGATGCACCTGCATTTACAGTTTGCATTACAGTTCTTGAACTGGTAGCATCACCAACTGATAGAATAGGATCGTTTACAGTTGCTTGTGTTGAGTTAACTGTTGTAGTTGTACCATCAACTTGTAAGTTACCTTTGATGATAACATCACCTTCATTACTCAATCCATCTGGAAACGGATCGATGAATAATTTAGTGGTGCTTCCTAAAGTTTGAATGCTATTATTACTGATTTGAACTTCTCCAAGAGTAGCATTACTCCCAGAAACAATTAATTGACCACCTACAATTACTTTACTTGTATCAAACTTAACATCTGCTCCAGCAAATTTTAATTGATCATCTCCATTCTCATCATATTCAATAGTAGAATCAGCAGCAGCAGTTCCATCTACACCACCACCAAATCCAAGTTTGGTATCATCAGGTATCATTATCTCACCTGAGCCATTTGGATTAATAATTATATCACCATCAGTATCACTTGAAGACAGTGTATTTGAATCTAAAGTTAAATTATCTACATTCCATACATCTATTTTTCTATCACTATCGACAACAGCAACTATACCACCATCACTATTTCTAGAATTTGCCACACCTGCTAATTCACCAGGTGTATGCTCCATCATTGAAGTGTAATAATGACCAGCGACTGGATTGACGTTTGTACCATCATCTCCTAAAAATATCCTATCTTTATACTGGTTTGTACCACCGTAGCTACCGATACCAGTAACATACGCCATTTCACCCCAATTCAAACTAGCAGGTTTGGCCGTACCCGATGATCGTTTGATTCTAATTATACTAGCCATTTCAGAAATTTCCTCCGTTGATGTCTAAATTCTGTGCTGCACCTGGCGTTAATTCTAAAGTCGCATCAAATTTATTTGTAGCACCATTAAAAACA